GTGGTGCCACTCCGCTAAACTATATTACGGGGAAGAACTATCTGTTAACTGACGAAGAGAAAGAGGCCTTAGGCTTATCGAAGGCCATCGGACTCCATTTGTCTCGGCAGATATATTCAGAACTGACTGGCGCTAAACTTTCAACTTTAAAATAAGAATGGAGGAAAAATGGGAAATGACGCGATTAAAGCGGATTACAGAGCGCCATACATGAAGGGATACGTCCCTAGGCAATCAGCGTTCAACATGAAGGACAGTAGAGGAAAGATGATGACCTTTTATGCTGGTGCGCTACTCATGTACGGGGCCACTAACGCGGGTAAGTCGACCACATCTTTGGCGATGGTGTTCGAGTGTGCGCTTCAAGGGATAAAGGCGGGTCACATGGTTTGGGATGAAGTAGGCGCATCGGAAGATACATACTTATCTCCCGTGTCCAGAGTGGACAAAGAAAAAGTAGCTTCATTATTCGAAGTGCCTTCGACTCAAATAGTTGAACCTGCTGCAAAGATAATCAATAGCTACCTTTCGAGAGTATACAACGCGATAACAGTCGAAGGGCTAAGTCTGTTAGTCGTTGATTCAATAGGACCGTCCCTTTCAGTGGCAAGTGGTTTGGTAGACCAACCTGCTGGAAAAGGTGCGATGGTGGAGGGTTACGGTATGTACTTAAGGATGCTTAATGCGATAGCTTACCACACTCGTTGTACTATCGTATGCGTAGTAAACTCCTCTTTGTTTACTGTCACCAGTTTAGAAGGAGCGGTTGACGGTACGTTAGAGTTAAACGCTAGAGGTTCTATATTAAAGCGCGATAGGACTGATAGATCTATACAGAGTCAGTTTACTTTGTCTGCTGCTGCAGTGCTCAAAGCGATGGAAGCACAAGGTAGTAAAAATATACCACAACCAGATTCACAGAAAGGAATAATTTAGTATGTACCAAACGATAGGATATTTCGTATATTCAGAAGTGAGACGTCTAGCTAAAGCTTACCACACTTTAAAAGATGCCCTGAACTCCGCTATTACCACGAGAGTTCGTGTAGCTGAAATATTTTCAGCGGCGCAATTGGATCCATTAAAAACTAAGCACTACACCTTTACCACTCAGCGAATGATGGGGCTAAGTAGTGCAGCAAGCGGTAATGACGCATCGCGTGAGTTGATGGTGTTTATAGCCAGCTTATTGAATGTGTGCGGTAGGGCGCCGGCCTTGCCACCGAGGATAGGACTCAGAACCGACCCTTCCGTGTCTCCAGCTGAAGCGGTATGGCTAGTGGCTCTATCTTATATCGATCTCAATAAATTTAAAACGTATCTACCACCGGTAACTACGTCAATTACAGCGGCGGATATAGGTGACGCAGTCTTTTATATGATAAAAGATTTTGAGAAATGGGATAGTATGATTAAAGTACTTGAGCCTAGAATGTCTGCTCTTGTAGGAAATATCAAGTATAAGTTAAAGATGGGTCAAGGCATAGATGCATTCGAAAAATCTTTGTACATGCACGCTGCTCACCCCGTATATGGTGTCGAGGTACGCTTTAGAGAGCCAGTTTCAAAGACGACGCTCGCGGATAGCGTACTAGCCACTGAGACGGGTGATCCGTTAGTGTCTACTTTTGCAGAGAGGTTAAAGGGGTTAGTGTTGCCAGGACCTAAGTTTACCTATATTCCTTTGATAAGTAATGCTGCCATGGAATCGCTTTTCGCTACTTATGGTCCTTATCCTAGCAAAGCGGTAACCTCTGCCGGTTGGATCGCATCTTATGAACCTTATAGCGCGCTCGACTTAAAACCTATGAGTGCTCCTATAGTAATCACTCCAGATGACCATTTGCTTGGTCTAATGAGTGCGGGTCAACTAACAAAGAATTCCACCATATCCGACACTGCACTTGGAAGAGCTGAAACGTCAAAACAGACCGCGTTCAGATGGAATTATGACGCTGTAACTTTCACTCGTGAAGCTGTTTGTACGAGAAACTCAGAAAGTACGATGAAAGTAACCATGCCTGTAATTCTTGACTTGCCTGAAGTAGACTTGATATGGCATAACGATCGAGTAATGCTAAGATTTAATAGCGAGCTGCTTGGTAGAACTGTGATTACGGCTGAAGCAGAAGGGATAATGTATGAGCTGGCTAGAAAATCTAAACAACACGGAGGAAGTAGCAGCTTCCGAAGCTCATTGGATGAATTTCAATTAGCCGACTTACAAGACGTTCAGGGTAACATCACAAAGGCTGAAGATATGAAGGTCAAAGTGATATACTACTCATTAGCGAAGGGAACGGAAATCGTCGCCCCTGTAGATTTGAGACCATTTTTCGCACAGTATGGTGATAAGATAATCAAGCCTGCATTCTCCAGTTTTTGCAATCCGCCTCTTCATCTTTTGGAAACTCCGCAACCGGGCGCAGTCGACTACATATGTCTAGCGTTGAGTCTTACCACATATGAAAGACTGATGTCAATTCGTGCGTTAACGATATGTTATAATGCGTTTTTGTTGAAGACCTTTTTCAATGTGCTTCCTAACATAAGCGTTGGTCAAGTGAGTTCAACAGAGGCAGCTGCAGATGACGAAAAGAATATTCTTTCGTATGCAAAAACCGCTTTATTCAGAAAGGCTTAATAAATGCAAACAACGATAAATCACAAAGGACGGACTTTTTATTTAATGATTGATCAAAACACGTTAGCTGTGAGAATGACGCAAAGTGAGAAAGATGATTCATTATTCACAATAGACTTGATAAGGAAGGTCGCGGGCGAGGTATTTGGCGACGCTTTAGAAAGGATACCTGCCGGCTTCAATCATTGTTACGAGAAAGCGTCGACATTGATAGCGTTCACGGACTTCGGAGGGACG